TGTCCCCATCAACCAGACACGAGAGTATCCGGCTTATGGATTTTTAATTAGTTTTTTAAGATGTTCCTGAACGTCTGCTCCCTTTGGAGTGTTCATAAGGAAGTTCACAAACTGTTTCGTTTCATCTACGCCTTCTCTGCGCTCCAGTAAGATGATCGCATCATTTGTGCCTACATAAAACCATTTATTTTCAAAAGCACTGTAACCGATAATATTTTTTGATTTAGCTAGGTTGATGATCGCCGCGATTTTGTTTTCCTGGCTGTCAATAGCTTTATAGAATGTTTCGGGATCTTTCTCTGCGAGTTCCTCTAACTTATCTTTAAGTGTGTCCGGTTCGAGATCAGAAGGAATATTAAACCCTGCGCCTGCAATTCTCATTTCTTCCGGTGTCCAGTTACGAATAGCGTCCAAACAATCGTATAGGAAATTCCTTTTCTTACTTCTTACTTTGCTTTCTTTAGCTTCATCCACTCTTTCAAAAAGAGGCTTTGTGTTTTTATCTCTAAAAGGATTGCTGGCATTTTTATTAGAGAGTTCCAATAAAGGGTACATCTCTACATCATCGAGCTTACTTTCATTCAAAAAGAAATAACCACCACTACCTTTTTGGGGGATAATAATGTATGGAGATTTGAAAATAGGTATCTTACTAATGGGATCAACGGAATCTACTACTCCAATCTCTACTACGCCACCTTCTGGCTTTTTAATTCTGTCTCTAAGGTGAACTACAACGGCAGATGAATAAATCCAGTCATCACCCTTTCTACGTTTTGGGTCAGTATTTCGTGCCTTATCTAAAAGGCGATACTTAACTACTTCTCCTGGTTTTAATTTTCGCTCATCGAGATAGCTGATTAATTTAGGCGACAAGTTGTTTAGGTCTGAACCTTCGCGTGTCTGAAAATAATTGTTCATTTTTTATGGTTTGGTTGATAGAAAAGAAGGCGGCTCATCACCGCCTTCGTGGGAATTATGATAAAACTTTTTGGTGGAAAGCGTGACGGAACCCAATTGCCTCAAAACCCTGTGTAGTAGAGATATGACAAGTTCTTACCTCTTTACCACTTGTAGGCCTGTCGTTATTGGCTCCTGTGTACCACTCACGCACATAAGCAGTTCCCTGATTTTGAGAAGCATACTTATTAGCCATGTAGCGTACACCGATACGGTTTAATTGACCACCTGCTCCGCCTGGGCCAACCTGTACTTTTACTTTATCTTTCGGGAAACCGTAGATAGTTTTTGAAATGGCAGTATTTTTGAACAATTGAGGATGATCGAGATTGTCCAGTTTACCATATTCCAACTGGTATTTACCGTGAGTAACCTGATCTACATTGAAATCCATTTCTTTACCGTTCCATACAAGACGGGAAGAAGTTACGCCGCTTGAACCCATATTTTTCCACATGGTAGAAGCCTTACGTTTAGCTCCGTCAGGGCAAAGCTGAGTATAAGTAGAAGGAGCTTTTACGGCTGTTAAAGCATCACAAAGAGCATCAACGTCAGTTAAGGCATAAGTACCGGCAGAAGCAACATCGGCAGAAACACCATAAGCCACTGCTTCAGCATCAAGCCCGTTGGTGAACTGCATAGAGTTACCGTTAATATCAGTAACAGTAGGTGAAGCGGTTCCAAACTCATTTACTGATTTTACACCACCGATCAAGGTTGCAGAAATCTGAGATTTAAACGCTTGTGCCTGATCTATAGCCTGTCGGTAAGCCTCGTAACCTGTACCGGCTTCTACCATTGACATTTCCTGAATATCAGAAATCTCAGTTTTGTCTTTCATGTGTTCGGCTAAGTTAGAACGCTGAGCAAGTCCATAAGACAAAGCAGTTACTTCATCTGAACCTTCACCAGTGGTGATACCCATAGGAGAAACTGTGTCTGTTGCTACTGCGGTAAGGTTAGTGCCGTCCACTGACTTAATAGTGAAACTGTCTTTACCGGAAGCGGTAGTAATAGCAGAACTGATATAGCCTACCTTACCATCTTTGAATTTCAGTTTCAGATTGGTACGTGCAAATCCTGTTGACGTGATCGTAACAGTCAAGGTGGCTGTACCGGAACCTGTAACACCTGCGGTATCAAATGTTAAAACCTGAAATAAATCTTCATCTTCAAAATGATGGTAATTAGGCTGTTCTGTTGGCCTGTAACCTTCGATTATTTGTGCAAAGTCATCGAAGCCTGATTCATTGGCTACGTCCGCAATATTTTTTTCTATATTCCTTGTGTCATAGTATGCGATACCTGTGATGAGGGCTTTTTTGGTTGTACCTGTTGTAGTACTCATTTTTAATTAATTTTGATTGTTATTAACCCCGATAAGCGTAATCCTTTTTAGGTAAAGGAGCATCCGGTACGGAGTTATTGACCGGAGTTACGTTTTGCAATTCATCCTGAAGTTTCTTCTTCGATAAATTACGGATGTGATCTGCGAAAGCCTTCTCATAAGCCTCCATATCCTTACCGATAAGAAGTTGCTTGTAAAAGACTTCCATGTTCAACTTTGAAATATCGGTGTAACCCGAATTAACAATAGAGTTTAAAGCGGTATCTACAAGTGACTGTACATCTCCTACGGGATAATTGAAACTTTCTTCCCCTTTACCGAAGGTGATGTACTTGTTTGCCTGTAAAGATTTTGTGACAGGGTTATTCATAACGCCTTCACCTACCGAAGCTCTTTGCCGTTGCAATTCGGCTTCCCTATTGGTTGCATCCAAGTCGGGCTGAGGTTCCGGTGCTTTAAATTTCTGTTGGTTTTCAATGAACTGTTTTCTGATCTGTTCTGATTCCAAACGAAGTAACTCTTGTCCAAGAACCGCCTCATCGCTGTCATCTGGATAATCGTCACGGTTTAGATAATATTTTTCATTTAATTCTTTATTAAACTTGATGTTCAACGCCTTCTCGCTAATGCCTGGATATTTTTTCTGCATATCCATCTTAATGATCTGTTCAGATGACATCTTTGTGTAGTCAACTGTTTTCACTTCGAGATAGGGCGTGTAGTCGCCTGTTTGCTCTTTATATTTGAGCATCCCGATAGTGAAGTCGTCATAACCCATTTCTTTAAGCACTTCGTACTTGTCAGGGTTCGTATCTTTAAGAACTTTTTTCCAGTCGGCGGCTGTCACTTCTTCCGGCTTTTCTGGTGCTTCGTACTTTACTTCTTCTTTAGGTTCTTCCTTAACTTCGACTTTAGGTTCAACCTTTGTTTCTTCAACTTTCGTTTCAGGAACTTCCGGTTTTACTTCTGGTTCTACTTTCGTTTCGGGCTGTTCAACTTGCTCAGGTTCTACTACCTGTGGTTCATTGTAAGCGTAATTAATAGTTTCTGGCATAATGGGTGGGTTTTGGACTTTCATCATCCGGTCTTACATCCTCATCTCTGTCGTCCATAATAATTTTTAAACAAAATTCTAATAACTTTAGTAAAACTTTACTAACTTTATTGTCATAGAGGATTTATTTTGTTATAGCTAAAAACTACAAATGGGAAAAAGAATATTTTATCTTATCAAATGGGTGTTTTATTTTCCGGTATTTATAATTTTATTATGGACAATCCTTATTGCAACATTATTTTATGGTGCATACGATTATATTGTGAATGGTGATAGCGAGCGTCCGTTGGATTGGTTCGGTGATACTTGTGATAAACTTCTTTTATAGATAAATTATGCTGCCTGTTGCCCTGATTGATCCGGCACTGGTTGTCCTTGTGGCATACCTTGTCCTTGCGGCTGTTGTGGCGGCATACCCTGTGGCATTATCCCCGAAGTAAGAATATCTGTTACTGCTTTCTTATCTACTGCTGCGTCTGCCTGTGCTACTTTTAATTTTGCTATCTCATACTGCCATGACATCATGTTATCGTTAATAATTATCTGCCTTTGTGCTGCTCTGAAAGCCATTTGGTCTTTAAGGAGTTCAGCGGCTTGGTTACTTTGCATTTGGGCTTGTGCTGTGGCTTGTGTATTCTGTAAAGCCATTTGCTGTTGCTTCTCTTTGTTCTTTTTGACCTTATAAGCCAGTTGTATTTGAGCGTTCTTTACATTCTGAGTATTGATGATTGTGATTACATCCGAAGTATCTAAGAAGCCTTGTTGAATATCCTGCTGTACAAGATTAAATAACCATTGTTTCTGTTCGTCTGTTGGCCTGTCTTCAATCATTATATCGTAGTCGTAATCCATAATAGAATCGGGTACGGTTATCCATCTTCCGGTTGCTTTATTAAAGCCATCATAAGAACCTCTTTTGAGGGCGACTTGAAGTCTTTGAATAGTCGCTTTTGCCACACTTTCTACTAAGTTCCTCCGGCAATTTACATACTGATAAAGGGCGTTATTAGTACTCTCATTGGCAAGGTTCGCTACGGGTACAAGTGTCTTTGGATTCGGGGTACTTCCATCGGTCAATTCATTTAGTCCGGTAATATCTCTTAGTGCTTGTTTGGAGGCTTGAATATCATTCGCAAGGGTAACTAATTGGTCTGCCATACCGTTACTAATCGCATTAATTGCTTTGTAGTTTACGTTAGCATCCATACTGATCCCGCTTCTCCTACTGATTAAAACACCTGTCTCAAAAAACATATTAATCACTTCTTTAGGCTTCATGGTTTGCCCTTTGGCTCCGAGTGCCACATCTTCAATAGCTGCCAAATCAATATCGAACCCATTAGGAACCATCCTGTTTTTGAGCATCCTTAATTTGAATGTCGAATTGTTCAGGTCGTCAATAATAGACTTTAGAGCGTTCACCATCCCTACTGATCTCATGTTGTGGAAATTAGTAGTCTGGATATGATAAGAGAGTTTGGTCTTACTCATGGTAGCGATGTTCACACTTCTCTTTTGGTTCTCTGCTTTCCCGTAATCGTAAATAAGGTCTGTTCCTACTACCCATTTACATTTATAGACATTCTCCACAGTTTTAGCGGTGAAAGTTGTGCCGTCTTTGTCTTTACCTTCTGCGGATGGTTTTGTTTTGGCGACTTTTAAATTCCCTAATTTGTCTGTATTGGCTTCGGTTACTCTCTTATCCCAAGAGATAAACTCCAAATCCATTACATCGGCTTTATAAATGTCGTAACCGTTAAATTCTATTCGGTTCTCGCCAAGTGAATTAGGATTTCCGTTTTTGCCTTGAAGTTGGGTGACTAACCTATTAATATCTGAATCTTCAAAGAATTTAGAAAGGTCGCTTACTTTTGTTGGTTTGATCTCGAATGCCCACGTAATATCTCCACCGTCTGGCCGGTAAAATCTTGAACACCCGAATGAACTTGGGTTTACTTTTCTTAGGACTACTTTATTATTCTCGTCTAAATCATCTTTGGCAAGTCCTACACCGTGATATACTACGTCTTTAGAAACTTCATCCCACAGCTTATCAATCTCATTTTCATAGAATACCAATTGAACGGATTCTTCTACGTCTTTAGCCCTGACGAATTTTGGGTTAAAATCTATTTCCATTTGCAGTTCATCCAAGTCGTCTGCTTCACCGGGCATCCTCTTTAACATGGGTGAATTAGCAAGTTCCGGCGCTTGTTGCTCCATTGCTTGCCTCATCATTATCTTTACTTTGGCTTTGGCGTATTCTTCGTCTTGTGCATCTTTGGCTGTCGGGTTAATAGGAGTAGCAAGTATATTCCAACCGGCTTTTTGGACTTTAGAAACAGCGATATTAAGTAGCACTACTCCATCTTGTCTGCCTTCCCAGCTTATCTTAGAGAATGATTCGTCATTTTCATCTTCTGGAAGTAACTCTTTCTTATGTTTCTCAATAGACTGTCTGCCCATAGCATAGTCACGTTCTTCCTGATATTGAGCGGCTCTGGCAAGAAAGATACTACCTATCGGCATTCCTACACTCCAACTGTGCCACGCCGCTTTAGCAAATTGAAGCATAAAAGGTGGTTTTACCTTTAATTTTGGATCTGTATAATGGTCGGGAAAGGCAAGTGGTGTCATGCTATTTTATGTTTTTTGAATCCGTAATCGGAAAGGTTTCGTAATTTGGAAGGTTTTTGGTTATAAAAAAGTCGTTTATCTGCAATTAGGGTATAACCTGCTGCCATTGCAGTATCAAATTTGGTAGTGTTATTAAGGTCGAACTCTAACCAATCTGTTATACAGTCTTTAAACCATACTTTTTTTGAGTTGTCAAGAATATAAGCCTCTGTTGCTTCGGCAAGTTCTTCATGTGTCTTTTGGTTTCCTGGCATACCGTAATCGTCATAACCCTTCAGTTTCATTAGGAAGCCCTCATAGCCTCTGTGAATAAAGTAATCTTTCCAGTTATTTTTATTACTCTCAAAAAGTATCTGACAACCGAAGTAAACGGCTGTTTTTAGCATATCCTCGTACTGAATATCAGTCGATTTAGCCCTGTAACGATATTTACATACAAACGCATTATTATAAGGACTGTCTGTATTGGACGAGAATTTGAACTTCACAAGCATCGCTCCATCCGACCTTCTGTTATCCTTTACTATTGAGTGAGAAAACGTATCAGCTCCGGCAACGAAGTTTTCTGTATTCATTGGCCTGAAATAGTTCCCTGTCTTTGAGATCAGATTATTCACTTCTGGCAAATAGCATATTTCCCATTTCCCGTTTCTATCCTTTTGCCAAATAACTTCTGTGTCTCTTTCTCCGTTCTTCCAAATAAAGTTGCCTCTTGTAGTAACATTTTCCTTCCACGAAAGGACATCTAACTGATCGTTTAAAAGGTCTGCATCATACAAGCATTTATCTCCGTCAATTCTGAAGGCATCAGTAATCTGAAAAGGGTTTTTCCTTTTGTAACTTGTGAGGGACGTTCCGCTTTTGGAAGCCATTTCATTTGTGTGAAACTCTATTCCTTTTTCAACAAGCGGATTACCATACTCATCACTAAACGTAGTGAACTGTGCTCCAAAGAAGATAGAAACAAGTCCTGTACTTGTTCTGCCGTTAGCATTCCTTTTATTGTTGTCTGAACCAAAAAACAAGTGTTTCGGCCCATCACCAACGTCCTCTAAGTCTTCAATAGTAGAACATACGAATGCTTTACCAAACCATCTTCCTTCCTTGTCAATACATGGTCTAACTGTTTCCCATGTTACCTTAACGTCTGAAAGCTGCTTTTTGCCGAACTCATCAAGTATATACGCATACATACTCTCATCCCCATCATAAAATTCTGATTTGTTATTGCCGAAGTCAATCCAGCTTCTCAATTCTACGCCATCAAGTAATTTTTCTGCGTTCTTACCCTTAATGTTGGTCTGGAAAAATCTAAGAGTGTCTTTAGGACGTAAAGATTGAGACTGATCGTATGTAGGTCTGAAAAATTCCGGCAGGTCGAAGAAGTAATTGACCAGTTTATTAAATACTTTGCCCGCATCTTCCGCAGTTTTTGATTGTATGCCACCATGTTTTTTCTTTGCAAGAGAAATCCTATCAAGCATCCACGCATTAGCCATGTATGTTTTACCACATTGCCTTCTTCCGACAAACACAATCCCGCCATCCACAGGACTTTCGTCTGTATGCGCTACTGCATAGAATAATTCTCTATCTACCGAACGATAATCCATGTAGCCGGTAGCAGTATTTGAGGAACACCAATTAAGGTAAAACCAATGAGTGCCTGTGAGGTAGGTAGGTACACCATTATTCATAAACCAATACCCGCATAACCTATATCGCCAGTGTTCTTCTCTTATTTTGTCCAACTCCTCATCAGTCCAATCATTTAATGGATCAGTTTTTTTAAATTCTTCCTGCTTTTGTTTTTCAATAGAAAGTAGTTTACTGTAATTGTCGGGAAGTAAAATGCGCTTCCATTTCTGTTCTTTTTTAGGCAATTCAGCATTTGCGACACCGATGTATTCAATTTCACCTGTACGCCTATTTTTACCATAACCAACAGGCGGCAGTTGGCATTTTAAGCCTTGCACAATAACTTCAGTTCCTTTTGGTATCGGATAATACATTTTACATCATTTCGGGAATAAATTTCTTCGTCTTTACCTTTTCTACTAAGGTTTTATCTCCAAAGAAGCTGTGCCATAAGTCGTCAATTACTTTTATGTCTTTGATTATTTCTTCACTTATAACACTCTTTTTCTTAGCCGCCTCCAGCCTTTCAGCGTTAGTTTCTCCCTTGATAGGTGTCATTAATTCGAGAATATTTTCGTAGTATTTAAACTCAAAAGCACATAAGGCAGCGTACTCTTTATCCTTTACGAATTTGGCTAAAAATCTTACCGTTATATAGAGACACAGTTCATGCGTTTCATTAATTATTTCAGGCATTGCTTCGCTTAATTCGTTGCGTTTAAATCCTGCTAAATCATAAGCTATGTTCTTACGGCGAATCGAATCCCTTTCCTTTCTTAATGCACTCTTTGGATCGTAAACAAGTACAACAAATCGTATGATATTATCCAGTAAAGGTTCTTGTTTCCAGTCGCCCTCTATGATTGATGAGAGTTTCGGGTACACGCTAAGCATATCTCCTTCCGTAAGAGCATTAAAAACGCACGCTGAAAAGTCTTTTATGCTATAAGACATGGTATAAATATTGCTTTCTCCTAAAATTTTTAGGTTTTGTAGAAAAAAATTCCTACTTTGCTAACAAAATTAGAATTTATCACTTATATTTGGATTGAAATTTTGTTATAGGAAGGACTAACCACTTATCCGATGAATTGGAAACCGTTATTTGATCGTGTTTTATTGAAGGCAATCACCGCCGAGCACAAAGTCGGCGGTCTTTTCATCCCTGATACTTCCACCAATCTTAAAAAAGGAATTGTAATAGCCGCCGGAGAAGGCAAGAACTGTAAAACAGTTAGCGATGAAGAAATTCTAAGCCTTTCATTAGATGTTGCCGAATCAAAACGACTTGCATGGATTGAAGGCTTTTATGCGGCATTAAAGCATAATTCTATGAGCGTAAAAGAGCAACAAGAGGTCTTATTTAAACCCGAAGATGGTACACCTATTACTCTTGAAGAACAACAATACTTAATACTTAGAGAAACTGACTTATGGATGAAAAACTAATACAACCAATCGCAGTTATTTATTTTCCAGACAATTTCTCTTTTAATGACGGGAACCGAATTAAGTGTGTAGAACTTATGAGTGAATTAAATGGATGGAGTGATAAAGTAATGATGGTAGATAAAACGCCTTTGGGCGGCTATCTATGGTTTTGTTTTATAAAAGAAGGAATTACGGAACCGGTAATACAGGTAAAGAAGCCGACTAAATTGCAGAAAGGAGAAATTGAAAAGGTGACAGAACTTTTAAAACAACAAATATGCAACACCCTGGATTCAAAAAAGTAGCGCAACAGATTGCCTCAAAAGAAGGAATCTCAAAAGAAGCGGCATCAGCTATCTTAGCTTCACACACAAGAAATGCCAGTGCCTCCAGTAAAAAGAAAAATCCCGCTTTAAAGAAGGTAAAGTAAAAACTAACTGCTTTATATGCCTCTACTAACCTTTGACAACTTTATTACTTGCTTTAGAAAACAATTTATCTTCCAGACAGGAAAGGGAGGTAGAAGAATCTCCCGCTATTACACCGCTAAAAACTCCGAACAAAGATTAAAGAATGACCAATGGGCAATGATGGTCTTTATACATCTTGGTCATTTGTACGGATTCTCTGATGCTCAAATAATCGAAGAACTGAATATCAGAAAATCCCTCTATGATACCCTTAAAGAAGAAGTAGTAAACGTTCTTAGTTCTAATTACCCTGATAAAAACTTACATAAAAAAGTAGTGTGCAAGGCCGGTTTGGTAAGGAATCTCGTTTTTTATACCTACGGAATAGATGTGTCATGCCCCACCTCTAAACTCTCCTTTAGTTAATATCCCTTTTCGTTTTAAGTAACTACTCACCTTTTTATTATTAGTTAAAAAGAGTGCCAGTACAATTTGTAAGCCTGTATAGCCTAAAAGAATCCACGGCTGCTTGAAGTACTGATATAATGGGTAAACTACTAAGAACGGTAAGACAATCACGACAATAAAAAATCCTATGTTTAATAAAACTTTCATCTCATAAAAATAGAGACTTATTTTTTATTTTGCAATCTTTTCTTTTGGTCTTTAGCTTTGATCTTCTCGTCAATACCTTGTGCTTTCCATGTATCGAGTAAGTTTTGCGCCAAGTCAATCATCTGTTTAGAATATTCTTCTTTCTTGGAATCATCATCCGTATCGAAATATTTAGCTGCTAAACCCTTAAACTCTTTGTACTCTCTGCTTCTGTCTAATCTCCATTCTTTTGCAAACTCCATCATATCTTGAACAACCGGTGCGTTATAAGCGGGAGACCGTTTAAAGAATCCTAAGTCTGTAATATCAAAATCATTTCTGTTTGTCTGAATATTTGCACCGGCCATTTTTGCGACTTTATCTGTCAGTTTTAAGCCTTCATTTCCCACATAGGAAAATTGAGACCTGATGATGTAATCTAATTTCCTGGCGTCTATTCCGGCAACTTTTTGTATTTGTTGGCTTAACCATGAAGCTGTTTCGGTATGTCTCAATGCCAAGTTTAATCCTTCTTCGTCAGGCGAAATAATATGCTTGCCCCTGAAAATATCTTTATTAGCCATTGCGCCCGCTACAGATTGGTATGGGCCAAAAATAACTGATTCATCAACAGGTGAAATAGATTTAAACATATCTCCCGCATACCCACTAAAAGATTCTTTGTTCCCTGAAATATAATAACTAAGTGCCCTGTCAATTCCTGCTCCTGTTATTGATAATTCATAAGGAGCAGGAGCAGAAACCCACTTATTATCTCCTATTTTAAAATTATAAAAAAGATCGCGTTGGTAGTACGGTAACTGTTCATATTGTTTCGCTGTTTCGTCGTCCCTATGATTCCACCACCATAAAGCTACTTTTGGAATCATAGAATATAAAGCCATTCTCGCAAAGAATCCAACCGGATTTTCTTGCAACCGTACTGCACTTGACCTCACCGCTTGAACAGCCGCATTGGAAAACGGTATAATCTGGTTTAAGATTTTCATGTAATGTCCGGCTACGGCGAAGTCCATTAGGTCTCTTGACTTAAAAGCTGCATAAAGTCCTGCATTATAATCATCCATTCCTTTTTTCTTGCCGTTCCTGAAAGCAGCGCGATATTCGGCAACTCTATTTACAGTTTCTGACGATTCTAATACGTGTTCATAACCATGCCACAATGATTTAATCTTAATCGGGTCAACAAAAATTGTTTTCTGATTCTTAGAAATTTCATCCATTGCTTGTTCCATCAGTCCGTAATAATGTGCCTTATCTCTCACATAATAGCCAGAATTTAACCCGCCTTTTCTTGCCACATCCCGCCAATGTTCTTTATTTCCGAACAGGTCTTTTACACCTGAGTGCTCATTTGATTTTATTAACCTGTCTTGCAAATCTCTCCATACGTTCCTTGCTGCAAATGTTGGAAACCTTGTTGTCATATTACGAAGCAATCTTGCTGGTAGTGTTGCTATCTTTGGGAAACGGTATCCTTCTTTATCAAGCCCTTTCAACGCTTCGTAAACATCTTTTTGGAAAGCCCATTTTTCCGGTTTTCCATCTACGAATATTGTAATGGTATTCTTATCTCCCGATTTAGCCAGTACGCCTACTTCTGCAAGTTTTTTGGGGTCTCCTTCATACATTCCTCTATTATTGACAAGCATATCCCTGAAAGCTCTTAATACGTCATTGCGTTCGCTTTCTTTTAATGACTTGTACATGGAATCAAGAAGTGAAGTATAAGGATTGCTTATTTTTTTTGTGGAACCTTTGATACTTTGGACAGGCTGTGAAACAGATGCGATGCTTTTACTTCCTCCTTTGAATACCTGAATCTCTGTTTCGGGTTCGGCTTCCATAATTCTATGAAGTGCCACATATTGAAGGTTATTCTTTTTGATCTCATCGTAAGCCTCTTTAGACAATCTTCCTTTATCAACCATGTATTTCAGGTTGCTATCAGCAAACTCCCTATATCTTGAAGCCGCTTCTTTGATTCGTTCTAATCTGGTTGGATCGCCATTATTAAATTCGTCCAATGTTTTTTTAGCTACCTGAACATCTTTGTAAATTCCACCACCTATTCCGGTAAGTATTTCATCCCTTTTAAACCTATTCCCTAACTCTACGGTACGTTCTGCTATCATGTAGGCAGTAACATCTTGCATCTCTCTTTTTATAGAAGCCATATCGGTATTATCGAGAGGTTCTATAAGCCATTTAAAAGTTATTGGGTTGCCGTCTTTATTCTTGATAAGTTGGTCTTTTGAATCCCTTAAACCGTGATCTAAAAACTCTCCAAATTTCCTATCGATAGACAAGAAAAGTCGTGCTAAAATAGCCGGATCATTTTCAGGTAAAACCTGATCTAATCCTTTGATTCCTTTTGCATAATCAAAAGCCTTTTCAAAGGCTTTCATAGGATTTACCCAGTTAGCCGCTAATTTATCAGCGAAGCTAATTGAGAACATATCGTTCCCTTTCTTGCTTAGTACCTGTTTAATCAACCCTTTAGCTTTTTCTGGTTCCCATTCGATATTAGATAAGGTCATATCCCGGCCTGTTGAACCTGCCCATGTACGAACATCATTAGAAAAGTCAGTCATAGCTTTTTGATAGGCTTCGCTTACTTTTGATTTGTATAAATCATAAAGTTTAGGAGCTTGCTTAATTGCTTCGTTAGGATTTACTATATACGATCTTAACCATTCTGCAAATCCCTCTCCTCTGGTATATTTGCCGGGGTCTGGATGCCCTTTTGGTGGTTTACTTCCGTAAGGTGAAAACTTATTTAACTCTGCCTCTATTTCTAAATCAGGTTGTTTAACAAGGTCTTTTAATAAACCGAAATGGTCGTCAATGCTATGACCTATTTCGTGGGCTGTCACATCAAGGTCGCCATTGAATTTAATCTTTATTCCCGCATTGCCAGAATTATATGTACCTGCTGCTTTTCTACCTGGTTTCAGGAAAGATATTTTCTGGTTAATAGAGTTGGCAACATCAAGTATAATCTTAGATAATTCTTTCGCTTTTCCCACTATCGGAGATACTGGTATTCTTCCTGTGTCAGCCGGTTTGCTTCCCGCTATTTCTTCATAAAATTTCTGCTGGGCAAATGATTCATTATTCTGCCCTTTCACATACTCTTTACTTAACCTCCTTAAATCTCCGGTAGGTATTTCTACGTCTGAATTTCTTAGTTTATTGTAGTCCTCTACTGATTCTTCTGGATGAAGAAGTTTATAAGAATCATACGAGTTAGAACGTGCAAAAGCTACCTTCTCCATCTGGGCATTGGGACTTCCTCCTTCGGGGCTACCGGAACTTTTATCTGCGGTTCCTTTGGCATCTGGAGTTTCTGCTGCCTTAATCTCATCACCTGTTTTTTTATCGCCAGTCCTGCCAGTATTCTCTTGTCCGTCTGCTGCTGGTTCTGAAGTAGGTCGTTTTTCATTGAAACTATTTTTTATGTTCTTTAAATCTTCCGGTGTGTAAGGGAAGCCATTAAATAAGTGTTTGTAATCGTTTATATTGTCCGCTGTTAGTCCTTCATCCTCTATAATCTTGTCGGCATCAGATTTTTTAATCTGGTCTTTGAATACTCGTTCTTCAGACTTATTTAGTTTTAATTCGGGCTGGATTCCTTTGTTAGCGTTCTCTAATTCGGTTTTGGCTTTATCAAAAGCGTCTTTAGTTTCTTTTACTTTGGTTCGTAGTGGTTCTAGGGCATCTTTTACTACGTTGGCATCGTTGGCGAAAGCATCTTGCTGAACGATATTTTTTTCGGGGTTAAGTAAATCGCCCTGCTTGGATTGTTTTTCAGAAAGTTTCTTTTCTGCGTTACTTAGGTCGGCTGTTGCTCGGTCATGGTCTGATTTGGCTCTGGCAAGTCCTTCTTCTGCTTCTTTAATCCTCTTAATACCATTGCCAGCCTCCGGCGCATTTCCGCTGCCTGTTTCTCCGGCATTTGGCTGATCTCCTGCATTACTTGTTCCGGTTTCATTTATTTGGTTTTTAAGTTCTTCATAAATTTCATCAAATTGTTTTTCGCCTACTTTATCCTGAATTTCCTGTATGCCTTCTTTAGTAATCGGTTCTTTAAAGTTCGCCAAATATTCTTCCGGTGTTATCGCTCCTGTTTGGGGAACCGTAGGAGTAGATACATCTACATCGCCTCTCTTATGAAAGTCATCTACTGCATCCAGTAAGGATTGCGCTCCGGCTGTTGGCTTGTCGTTCTGTACATCACTGATCGCTTTTTTGATTTGCGATTTAGTCATTCTTCTGCCGTCAGCATCTTTAACAGTAGGAAAATAATCAGAAGGATCAACGCCGTCTCTATTCGCCGCTTCGACTATTGTACCTACAAAACCTTTCGTATTTTCATCTCTCTTTGATAAAGGTACATAATCTTCAATAATAGCGTTATTACCTCCAGTCTTTTTTCTAACTTTATTACCGTTCTTATTAAATAGCCCTGCTACTCTTTTATCGTCATAGGTCAAACCTAACTCATTTGCCTGTAATTTTATTTCGTTTATTTCGTTTATTCTTCCTTTTGCGTTCTTTGGTTGCTTATCTAGAATATGAATACGATCTACAAGGTCATTAATCTTTTCTTGGCGTGTTTTTTCAGTAGAGGAAGTTTTAGGTTGATTTTCTGTTTTGGGTTTCAATAAATCTTCTACTGCTTTTACTAGCCCAGGATTTCCACCGTCTGCTTTCGCTTGGTGATATAATTCAGATATGCTTTGTGATTCGCTTTTTTTATCTCCTAATAACTTCTCTGTATGGTGAAATATATCATCAATTATAGTTGGATCTTTTACCCCAATTAATTTAGCAATCGCATTAATAAATTGATTAAAAATAGTTGGGGATTTCCCCTCAGATGGCAACTCTTTTAGTAGCCGTTGAAATTCTGGATTAGTAAATGTCTCTGATACAAACTCGTGTAAATTCGTGAACCCATAATACCCTACTTTGGCATCATCAACCTTTATTCCTTTTGCCTTTAACTTCTGTTTACTTTCGTTAAAAATTCTGTTTAAATTATCTATAGCGTCTATTTCATGCGATTTTAAATTTTCGTGATTACCATTCAGAAATTGAGATATTTTGTCGAAAGTGATATGGTGCAGAGCCTCGTGAAAAAAGGTCTGTAAATCTCCTTTCCCGCTATTAACCAAGATATGAAGTCTTTGAAGTTGACCGCCTATCCTCTCACCCAAAACACCTTTTAAGTTATTTATTTCAGAAGTCCTAACATTATTGAGATACGGCGCTAACACCTTAGCTAATTCTTCAAATTGTGTTCCTTTGGCCTTATTTAGGTATTCTTTAGTTTTAGAAACAGCATTGTTAAATATATTCTTTATTCTATCCCATAATGACGGGTTTTTATTTTGCACTTCATCCAACGCTTTTGTCGTGCTTTCTACATCTTTTAAAGGCTCATTGCTAACTTCTTTGGTTTCACGTGAAACGTTATCTGGTGCGGGTTCTACCTCATTTTTAGCGGGTGGTTCTTCGGTTTTATTAAGGTTCTTTTTGATAAAATTTTCAGCATTATCCGCTACCTCTGTATTCGGGTTTTCTTTGCCTTCGTTATTCTTCTTTTCTACGTCCGCAATGTTCTGTAATTCGGCTTTTAATTGTTCGGGGAAGTTCTGCTGTGTTTGTATGCTTTGCGGATCACTTATGTCTGCGTTCTTACTTATTTTTTTGGCTAAATCCTGTACTCTCTGTTGCGCTACTTCATCATAAGTTGGTTGTTCGTAAGGCTTTCCTGTGGCTTCATCTATTTCATGTTCAAAAGGTTTGCCTGTCCTCTGAATGTCTGCTATCTGTTGGTCAATAGCGTCCGTTTTTTGTTTATAGAAGTCTTTAAAAGAATCGTCTTTGGTTTTAGCTTCTTCGATTAGATTGTTTTTCTTCTGGATTAGTCCGGCTATTGAAGATTGCGCTTCTGTTGAAAGCCCGTCCGGTATCTTTCCTAATGCTTCTCTGTATCCGTTTAAGTCTGCTGTTACTTTTTGAGTAGTTCCTTGTGGTATATTCCCTACGTTCTCATTGGCTTGTAAAACGTTGGCAACGGTTTGAGGGTTTTCGTTCCTAACAATAGCATCTTTAAAGGCTGATTTTAGAATCTTTGGCATTTGTGGGAAGTGCATTATTGCAGTTAAAGCGGCTCCTGTTGTGGCTCCTTCTTTGAAAGATTCAAGAGAGTTTTTTAAAATGTCAGATTGCGAAGTTTTAATGCCTTGAAGATTACCTATTTCCTGTTCGGCTGCGGTTATTCCTGCTGATACGGTTCCTAAATGCACGCCACTGTTGATAATCTTATTTACGGTTTGCCCGATTAAACTTTTTGACTCAGATAAGATAGGAGTTTTGATTCCTGTTCCCATTAATGCCACATTCTCTATAAACCCCCCAAGCCCCCCAATAAGAGCACCTTTACCCGCTTCTTCCATATTCTCAACATCTGATCTATTAGGGAACTCTTTCTTTAAAATGTAAAACCGTCTTGATACTTCCTGCTGGATTCCTTGATTAGTCATATCTCCAGCCGTTAAAGCTATTGATAATGCCGTTGGTAGCCCAGAAAGTGACGCCCCCATTGATTCAGGTGCGGCGGCAACGGCTCCGGCTCCTATTACTGCTCCTGCTCCGGCCTTAGCTAAGAACGGTACTGAACTTCCTATTAAATGCCCTGTTGAACCTAATAAATTTGGCTTTTCACCGATATATGGAGATGGTTTTTGTTCGGATTGTTTTTTGTTAAGGTAATCAACTCGTTCCTGTGCCGTCATCTTATTAGCGAAATCATCCGCTTCATCGGCTCCGGTAGTAGCTTCGTTCCATCCGTTTTCAATGTTCTCTAAAAACCCTGTGGTACGTTCCAGTCCTGCTTCACCGTTCTTAGTATTTACGGTAGCGTCACCGTTTTGAACCTGTTTGACAAATTCATTTCTTTGTTGATTGTATTGTACTGATCCTGGTTGCGCATTAATGCCTTTTAATTTGAGTGCTTTAGATGTGGCGTTATCAATCGCTTGGTTGGTGTACGCTTCCTGTTGTTTTACCCTTTGAACGTGGTTTACATCAAAATCTACTTTTTCTAACGCTTGCGTAGGCGCTACATTAGCGGTATTGTCAACTACATTCTGTTGTGCTGTATGATTAAATCCGAAATTATTTTCTATTGAAGGTGCTTCGGGTTGTTGTTCGGTTTGTTCCGGTGCAGGATGAAGGTTAATAGATAAAGGTTTTTGAGCTTCACCCATATTTATATTTGCTGCAAATCCGGCAGGTTTGATATTTGATGGTCTTTGCCCATCAAAAACACTTTGAGCATCACCTATCGGCTTTATTCCTGCCTTTCTGATGTAGGTATTAAAATCTAAATTTGATTGATTAGCAGCGTCCAAAACTCCTTCGGCTGGAATTGTCTTACCGTTATACGAATAGTTGTCTGAAATAACTGAAATTCCAGCTTTTTTGATATAAGTATTTACGTCAAGATTAGATTGCTTTGCGGCATCATCAATGCCCGCTTGCGGAACAATTTTACCATTGTATAAGTATTTTATAGGTGGTTCTTGAATATCTCCTACTTGTGTATCTTCCATATTATTTTATTATCGGCAGACCAAATGAATTTGTTTTTGCTTTAGGGGTGTTTGCCTTATTCCCATTTCTTAATTCGTTGATTGTACCCTTTTTAAGCGTTTGATAAACATTTCTCTGAACCGCGTTACCGTTTATTTCTTTACCATCTTGTCCGATTGCATTACCAGTTTGTGGGTTATATTCCCATCCTTCAAATGTAGTCCCGTCTGGTTTAGTGAAAGTTCTTGGCGGTATAGGTCTTTCTCCTAAACTATTCGGTTTCCCTGCTATAATATCTAAGTCTCTTGCATCGGCTGTGGCAGGTATGATTTTTTTAGTTGCTGTCGTTGCCGGAATTGCTGGCTCATTTGGTTTAAACCAGTGCGTTACTGCTGGCTTGCCGGGGTTATCCACGACTTCTACATCTTCCCCATATTGGTCTGCCATAGACGATAAAAAGTCCGGTAGGCCGCCGTCAGGGTCTAATCCTTTCGCTATACGATCTTTTCGCATCTGCATAGCTTGTTGAGAAATACTTAACCTTTGTTTCGATATACCTAAATTCTGCCTTTGCATATCTTGTGAGAAGTTCTTATCTCTTATTGCTCTCGCTTGCTTTTCAGCATCGTCAGCGTTCACCGAATAACGGTCTTTTAGACCTCCGTTTACAAAGTCGTAAAGGTTTTTCTGGTAAAGCATTTCTCCATAAGGGCTATCCCTGTCAATCTGTTGCCCGGTAGCATTTACATCGCTTAATTGTTGTCTGGTCATTCGCTCTACTTTGGCTGCGATTGCATTATTATTACCGAAGTAAGATTGTAATTCCGGTGGGAGAACTTTTACTGTTTGTCCGTTCTGGTCAACATAAGGAGTTTTACCATCAAGGGAATAGTCTTGTGACTTTAATTGAGTGGTAAAGCCTCCCCTGCCATCGGGTACTACATCAAGTGCCTTAGAAGGGAATTTAGTTGCGCTGTAACCCCTGCTGATTATATTCCCTTTGTTGTCTATATTAGAAGGCACTTTAGGGTTATCAGTAGCAAGTCCTTGAATATCTTTATTTAGTGCTGCTACTGATGTACCTTCTGAATAAAGGTCTTGCCCATGTTCTTTAAGAACGTCTTGAAGATAATTTTGTGTGGGATCAATCTCACTTAAATCTTTAGGAACAATATTCCCATTGGCATCGGTCTTTGAGAACATCTTTGAAGAAAGTAAGTTTGCAAGGGCTTCTTTTTGAACGCCAGGATTATCTTTAGCGTAATTGGTCGCTGCATTTACTACGTTCTCGTGCGCTTGTTTAAGTGCTTGATTATAGCCGTTTAATTCTCCGGTTTTATCGTAGATATACTGGTACGCGGATTGTTCACCTTCGGTTTTCAGTTTATTAAGGGCTTCGTTGGCATACTGTGACATTAATCCTTGCATCTGCGGATTAGAGCCGTCAGTTTTTAAGAAATTAGGGTTAAATATATGGCTGCTGATAGCAGAATTTACCCTGTTCCTCATTTGCTGATCTTCCCTTTGCTGCATGGCTTTTTCCTGCCTTCTTCGCTCTGCCATTTGAGCAAACTGGTCGCTAAAATGGATAAGGGCGGCGTTATTTGTTGGGAGGACACCAGAACGATCACCAAGATAATTACCGTTTATATCAGGCACAGACTTTAAGTTTTATTTTGTGATAAATGCCTCCAGTGTTTACCTAAATAAAGATCGGATATGAAAGATTGCTTTTTACCAAACATCTCACCTATCTTTTTTTGAGTAAGACCAGAATTTTTGTATTTTAAAATATTTATAATTTCTTCTTCTTTGTATTTAGTAAGATTACAATTTTCTCCTCTGTACTTGTGCAAGCCAGTATCAAATGCGTGTATTCCGTTTTCTCTCCTTGTTGCCCATTCTAAATTTTCAATTCGGTTATCAGTTTTGATCCCATTTATATGATTTACTCCGTACTTATTTTCAGGATTAGGGATAAAAGCTATTGCCACAAGTCTGTGTATATCGAAATCTTTGCCTTTATTGTTTTTACGTAAACAAACGCTATCATAGCCATTTCTTCTTGGTCGTGGTGCAAGAATCATTTCTTTAGATGTTACTATTGCTACTCCGGTATCCCAAGTCTTTGGCAACGATTTAACTCTGCCTAAATTACTTACCTGATACCTACCTTCATATTCTAAAATGTCTTTCCAAATTTCTATCTTTTCATTCATAGCTTCATGTTTAATTACTATGTAATTTAGTAATTATGCGTGATAAAAACTAATATTTTTAGGCATTGTTATTTATTTTGTTTCCAACTGGCGTAAGCCAATGCTCCGTTTTGAAAATCATTGATTCCGTTTCCTATATTTTGAGTTGCTGCGCCTCTTAAAGCGTTCTTCTCATTGATTGCTTCTAATCTTTTTTGAAGGTCGCTCTGGTACACCTTGTCACCTTCGTTAATCATTGCGTTGGAAGCCTGATTATAATTATTCAGTGCGTTTAGTTTCCATTGTCCTTCTTGCTGTTGAAGTCCCTGAAAAGCATTATCAGTATTTCCTTGAATACCTCCTAACATGGCAAGGGCTTGTGAACCACTTGTGGCATTACGTTGTACGGCTCCCATCGCATTGGCTTGTGAACCCATAATATTTTGTTCGGCTGCTCCCATTCCTGGTTGCCGTGAGTTAAGTAACATTTGGGCTTGCCCCATCATTTTTTGAGCATAGGGTGAAGTTGTGTAGGATGCGTCCGGTACGACCACTTTGTTGGCTAATTTGTTCTGGTGCGCCCCAAATAACCCTTTTATAAGTCCTCCTGCTGCTATGGTTGCGCCTACTGCGATAAAGCTCATTGTAGTTTATTTTGTGTTAAGTTGTATAATTGTTTAATCTCGTCCGGTAATAATGGGTTGTCATGCGCCTCTATTAGCCTGTTCTCTATTTCAAGTAAATCTTCGCTATCGTCATCGTTTCTGTGAATTGTTGTCCATGTACAATCTTCGATAACAAATAATATCCTTCTGGTTCCCGGTTCCGTTATTCCACAATACGGGGCTTCGAGTGTTTCAATCCTATCTCCGATCATCACGTTTACTTTTCCCTTTGAGATAATAAATGGGTGCTGTGTTTTGTGTATCTTGGTTGTCGCTATAAGTCCCGATGGCATAAATAGTTCCCTTATATACAGTCCTTTCGTAAACCTGTGAACTAAAGGGCATTCGATTAACTCACCTTGTATTAAGGCTCCTTCAAATTCATCTATTTTATGGTGGTCAATCATTGCTGGTTTATTAAAGTCCCTGTGTTTATAATGTTGCCGATATTGGATACTCTTAATTCTAACTTAGACGGATCGTTTACAAATTCATACTGCAACATAGTCAGTAACGCTTTTCCGAATAACCTATCGCCACTCAATTGTTTTTTGTTGTAGTCTCCTGTCACATTGGGTGAAAGTCTGTCCCTGAATAGTGACGCTTCGATTACGCCTTGTCTGCTTATAAAATCCGTATTAATAAGGTCTGAACTCTGTGTGTAAGGATCTTCCGTTCTGAAATGTACCCATGAAGGTATCTTATTGGATTCCAGTCCTATTGATAAGAAAGTATGTATAGCTCCCGGATTATTAGCAAACATCAGATTAGCGGTGTACTGTGTACCGTAGAAGTTACATAGGTTCTGTTGATTATGAACCCACAAAGCACCGTCTTTAAATGAATAAAGGTCGTTATCCATCTTTACGAAGAACTCTGTCTGGAAACTCATTGAACCAAACCAAACATCTGCTTCGTGTTTATAAACTAAGGTCTTGCCTTGCCCATCGTAAATGTCATACGGATAAATTACACTTGGGTAATCTGTCAAATATCCTTTCGGCGGTGTTTCAGTAGAAGGTATCGAGAAAAGCACTTCCTGATGGTAAGGGTCGAACCCTCCTACTATAAAAGGATCACTACCTAACGCCTCTATCTGGGAAGTAGTAAGGCTTACAAATTTCTTGGAGAATAGTTTAGCCGGACGAACAAGTTTCTTCTTACTTAAAGGGTAAAGCCCATTGGTAGAGTATTGGACTGCACAAGCATTTCGTGTGTCCCACCAAAACACCTGACCATTGTACTCGAATACACTTTCGGGGTTCTTAGTTCCCATAGAACCCATTAAGGCTTTTATTGTACCGATTACACCACTTGCCTTTGCTATAAAGGCGCTTCCTTGTGTATCGAAAACCTCTTGTTCTCCAAGATACATACTTACGGTTTCTTCCTCACAGATAGCGAGCATAACTGTTCCGTCTGTTTGTATCTTGTTAGATAGTTGTAATTTCTGAATAGGGCCGTTTTCTGAACCTAAAGTTTCATCGTTTAAAGCACTGAATGAGGACAGTCCGTTTACTTTGGTTCCCTGTAAAT